ATAGTAATCAAGCAATCCTTGCACATCTTCATCCGTAAAACCGAAATATTCATCATATCTTTTATCCGTAATATTGTGAACTTTCAAATTATTCAAGCCAGTGAAAATGCTCTCCTTTGAAATCCTTAAACAGCCTGTCAAAACCGCAAACTGCAAGCTACTGTTAGTTTTTAAAGCACCTCCGAACATCTTACGAATTAACAACACCATCTCGTTGTAATATCCGTATTGAAAAGCCTTATCAAGAGGAACATCGTATTCATCAATAAGCAGCACAACTTTGCGACCATAGTGCTTATAGAGTAAATCGCAAAGAGTTTTCAAACTTGCAATTAAAGAATCATCTCGCATAGAAAAGACACCATCTGTTACCTTAGTCAATTCAGAGTATTGTCCCTTTTCATTCAAATTAATCTTGTCGCTATCATTTAAAAAATCAAATCTCATTGCTTCTCTGCCGATAACATCCTTAAAAGAAACGCAAGCAGACTCAAAATTCAATCCCTCTACACCTTTAAGACTTACAGACACAACAGGAAATTTACCCATATATTCATCACATAGATTCTTGCAATCGGATATTTTCAAACCGTCAAAAACAGTTTTATCCGTACCAATCTCAAAGAAATTCTGCAACATACTCATATTCAATGACTTGCCAAATCTTCGTGGTCTTGTAAATAAGTTTACCTCTCCCCAATTATTTAAGAGTTCAGCTATAAACATCGTCTTATCCACATAGTAAAAATTATTTTCTATAATCTTTTCAAATCTATCTATACCCACAGGTAATTTTTTCAATTCCATACGTTCACCCCTTTTTTACTCCAAGCTCTCATTGGAAACTATTTTCTGACTTTATCTTAACATATTTTTTGCCGATAGTCAACGCATCGCAGTTCGATTAATTTTATTGAAAAATTAACAACATCATAGCTTATGCTTATTGCCCCAATTATTTACAGCACTCTCAAATGCCACTTTGCACTCTCAAATGCTTATCGTATATCCATTTGAGAGTGTGATAACCATTTGAGAGTGCAAAATATTGTGGTTATAAAAAAAAACTTTCACCGATAAGTCTTTAAAAGTGAAAGTCTTTAAATCGCTGAAATACTGCGGTTTTCAGCTATATTGGATATATGAAATTGTATTTTATTGATTGTAGAAACATCCGTCTGACCGTCATAATTAAGTACATCACCGTCAAGAAGACCATACATAGGTAATATTGCGTATGCTGTACCCGTCTGAGAGCTAAAAGCATTTCTTATCTCATTATTACCCTTAATAGCACCGCTCTTAACAAGTTCATTCTTTTTAAGCTGCGGTATTCTGTCCACATACTTACCGAAAGCCTGTGGGTTAAATGTTTTACTGTCAAACTTTGCCATTTGTCATTCCTCCTTAAATCTGTGCATCCGGGTTGGCTTCCAAATATGCACACATTTCACTATAAGTCATTTCATCAGTCTTTGAGCCCTTGTCATCTGCGCCATAGCCCGGCTGCGTTCCCTTTAATGACGGCTTAGCACTATCAAATAAATACTTTGTATCATCTGCTTCGGCAATAGCTTTTATCTGCTCGTCAAGGCCTGTAACATTTCCGTCCTTATCAAGCTTAATACTCTCCACATCAAGCATCGCCTTTACCGCCTTAGGTGTCTTAGCTTTATAGCTAAGAAGTGCTTTCTCAACAGTCGCATCAATTTTAAGAGCATTAAGCTCAGATTTATGTTTAGCCGCTGAGTCCTTATTTTCCTGTTCAAGTGCCGCAATCTTCTTAGTCAGCTCCTCATTATCTTTTGTACTGTCTTTAAGGCTCGCAAGCTGTGTATCTCTCTCAGCTATTGTAGCGTTTGCCGCCTCAAGCTCAGCCTTTAAGTTAGTATAATCAGACTTAGCTGCTTCAATATCGTTTCCGTTTTCAGCCATAATCTTGTCTATAGCGTCTTTCTCAATACCCAAATCCTCTAAAAATTTTCTTTTCATTTTTCTCAATTCCTTTCAATACGATTTTTTACGAGGTCTCTCCTCTTATGATTAAATTGCCTGAACAGTTTTACGCCTTATTCGGGGCAATATAAAAGGCTAACCCCGGGAGCAAAGGAATTCTAAACGCTTTACGCATCTACCTCCATTCGGAGACCCAGCTATATTCCCTCACGAGTCAGCCTAAAAACAAAGGCAAGGTTTGACTCTTGCCTTCATTACGCACACAAAATATAGGAGGCTTTCACCTCCTTTGATTAACAATTTTTTATATATGGTTTATTTTTCTCAGCAAAGGCTGCGCATACAGCAGCCTTTCCGTCTTATTAAATCATAGGCACCACCTCAACACTTTACCGCCGAAGCTACTGAACTGCTCACCTCCGGCAGTTCTCATTCACTTATAGATTAACAGTAATATATTTTGACCCAAAGCCCGAAGGTCATTTGAGTTCGTTCCGAAATTTACTCATCGTCCATAATTGGCTCAAAATACTCCATAAGGACACTTTGAGGCAGTTCTAAGCTAAAACCCTCAAGCTTAAAGAAAAGTGTGAATATGGACAATTCTGGTGCCTTATCGTACACAACGCGCTTAAGTCTTCCTTCCGCTTCCTCAAGTATCTGGAAACGCCCCATTGTTAAGGTCTTTTTACATTTGAATTTCATAGTGTGCCCTCGCTTTCATTGTATTAAAAAAGCACCCTCACTTGAGAGTGCTCAATACCACATAACTTTTGCTTCAGTAGGTATATCTGTGTCGTCTTTTATACGCCACAATTTATTTCTTGCCATTGTAAAATACATTTCTGTTATGCCGTCATAGCTTGTCAACTGTTTAGTCACTACTTCATCGTCGGATAATTTTATTTTAACATAGCCTTCTTCTTTACTATCTTCAGGGGTATAATATGCTTCGATATACCCGTCACTTCTTTTTATTCGCTTTAAGGTTAGCATAATATTCCTCACTTTCCTTACTGTAGTTATATGTTTTTGATGTTAGCCTATGTGCCTCATCTTGTGAAAGACCAGCATTCATTAAATCTTTTTCCATTACTTCGTGCTTAATAAGTGTTAAGTCGTGCACCTGAATATTTTTACCATCAATAAGACGCTGCCAAGATTGAGCCATTTCATAGCTTGGTGCAAAATATTCAAGTTCATTGTTACCTAAATCGTGTTTATTCATAAATATAAAGTCTTTAATCGACTTAATCGTATCAATATCATAACCAGTATTTTCTGATATTCGCATAACATCAGTTTTCATTTTTCTTACTGCGTCATAGTATTGTATAGCGTGCGTATTAGCTTCTTTACTATTAGGGTTAAGTGCGCCACTTATAGCACCTGATTTAATTATATCGTTATTGCTTGAATTTGTAAACTGGTCAGAACCAACAAATTTTTCTTTCCATTCCTTATAAGGCATATCCTTAACATAAGTAGTTTTGCCTTTATCGTCACGGGTAGCCCGCATTCTGCCTTGCTTTAACAGTTCGTCATCAACCTCAGGAATAGTAGTACCTCTGCATCTCGGATGAAAAGGCGGAGCAGTAATACCTACCTCATACTCAGTTCGTTTAAATACTTTTCCATCCATATCCGCACACACATCACAAGTACGGTCATCTAAGGTTTCGAGTATTCTGTATTTCTCAACACCCAATTCATCATAGCAGTCCATTTCTGCTCTTGTACATATTTGTGCTGTCTCTGTACGAATAAGTGTGTTACACGCAGATTGTGCAACACCACTTTCATAGCTAAGCGTTCTGGCAAGCTTTTTAGGGTCTGTACCTCTTACGCACCAATCGGTCAAGGCTTGCTGTAATTTGTTTGTCAATTTAGGTCTGTATGAACCCCAAACTCTTTGCGAGAAGTTCATACCATCAACCGCCCAAGGCCTTTCAAGTATCATTCTGAGCTTGTTTTCATCTACTTGTGCAAAGCTTGAATATATACCCATTTCCTTTTGCACTTCATAGGCGGCTCTATATTGAACGTCTTTATATACTTCAGAGAGACTCGTCGTCATATTTTGTACAACGCCTGTAAAGGCTGTATCACAACACTTCTAAATTTGTAGCTTAATAGCGTCAAGCCTTGTTAAATGGTATCTTGCACTTGCATTCTCAAGTTCTGTAGTCCATTCACCGCTGTAAGAATTTGCTCTGCCTTTCCTTATGTACTCTTCTACATTCCAGCCAAGCTCTTCAAGTTCTTTATTGCTTATAGACTTTTTAGCCTCAGCGAGAGTCATATCGTTGTTATTGCTATAACGTTTCAGCCAATATGTAATATCCTTGTCAATCTGCGTTACTTCATCTTGAATAAGCTTCATAGACTCAGCAACGCACTTTTCGGCTTCGGCGTGTGCTCTTTCTTCTATATCCTTAAAGCGTTTGGACCAGTAGTCCTTATTATTCATCAGTCATCACCCTTCGGGTCTTTGTCATCGGGCTCACCTTCAGACTTACTTGCAATAGGTAAGCCGTAGGTCTCAATATTTTCCTCTTTTTGCTTTTTAATCTTTTTGAGTTCCGCTTGAACATCATCAACCCAAGGGTGCTGAGCAACAATGGTCTCATCCGACAATATTCCGCTGGACTTAGCACAATTATCAATAGCCTCGCTCTCATTGATAAGAATATCTCTATTAAATATAATATTGACTTCCTCATTTTCAAAATTGCCTTTATGTATCTGCGATAAATAGGCATTTACGAACCACAGCAATTTATTTAGAGAGGCTTTATATTCTCTCTCCATCTTATTTGCATCAAGGTCAATATCCGAATACATACTCTGTATGTTCATTTGGTTTGGTGTGCCGCTGAGTCTATCATCTTTGGCGTCATAGCCCATAGCATTCTCAATAATAGACTTTTTAAGTAAATCAATTATTGATTTGTAATTTTCCGAATTAACCTCTATATTGAGTGCTGTTACATCACCGTCGGAACCGTTGACCGTCTTAACCTTTACTGCGCCATAAGCTGCGAGGTTTTTTCTAAATTCCGCCAAGTTCTCGCCGTCATAGTTTTTCAATACAAGAATTGTGTTTCTCACATCTTCTTGCATATTATTGTCAAAATTACTCATCATAAGATTTAAGGCATCTTGCAAGCTCTTTATTCTCTTTAGTAGTGGTAGCTCATTCCTGTTTGCCTTAAAAGGTATAAGGGGTATTTTGTCCCAACCAAACGGCGCATCATCGGCGTAAAAATAAGGCACTTGCCAATCTGTTCCGTCGGGGTATATATTGCCACCGTCTTTCACAAGTCGAGTTATGCCCTTTGTATCAAACACTTCAATCTTGATTAACTCTTTTTCATTTTTTCCTTCATACACAATTACAGGATAAACGCGAATAGCGTAATCAAGCTTAGTGTGTTCTTCATCTGCCCATCCGGGTATAAGTTGCCACGGCTTTATCCTGCGGAACTTTAAATCGCCCAGCTCATCATAATACACATAAAGCCAGCCGATGCCGCAGTTCAAACTGTCTTCGCCGATTTCAAGCATAAGCCTGTCAAAATCAGCGTCAAACACCTCTTTGTTTAATATCTTAGAATATGCCTTATTTTCTGTATTAAAGACAATTTCTTTACCAAGCAAGTAATTAACCTTTTGGTCTACAAGCTTGCCATATTGGTTATTTACAAGCCTATCATTAGGCAAATTATTAACAACAGCAATTTCTCCGTCTTCGCCGATAACTGTGCGCTTGCGGCCGAGTATATCGTGCATACCTTTATAATAATTACTGCCTTTAATCATATTTGCCCTTTGAGGACTGCTCATAAAACGACTTATTTCTGTTCTGATAAAGTCGAGGTCCGTGATACGGCTCTCAGCACCTTTACGAACTATGTCGTTTATATAAGGTGTAAGCCACCCTCTAAATTGAAAATCAAACATTTATATCACTTCCCCGTCAATCAAAACTAAATGTATCACCGTCTATAAAATCCTCCATAGCGTATCTCATTGCATCCATTAAGTGGTTAAAGTCATCAACCGGCTTGTTGAGTTTGCGTCCGCTCTTGTCAGCGTCCCATCTATAATTACTTATCTCTTTAATAAAGTTATTACACTTAGGGTGTATAATTATTTTGTAGTCCTGAATAAAATCAATGCCATTGTTAATACTGTCACGGCCTTTTCTTGCCCCTTTAATTCGGTATATACCTAATGTTCTGAGTCTGTCTATACTCTTAGGCTCCGAACTATCTCCGACAATCTTCTCTTTGCTGTAACCCATCTTTCTGATGTTATCGGCTATATCTTCATTTGATAATGCCTTCTCATACATCTCGTCAAACACATATAACACTTTGTTACCGGTGTCAACTATACCGCAAAAGAGGGCAGAAGGGTCATTTGTGTAACCGAAGTCAAGACCGAATATTGCTCTTGTACTGCTGTTTCGCACTTCTTCAACATCAAAAAATCGTTCTTCAAAATTCTCATATACAAGCCCGTCTGTTATACCCCAATTACCGAGACCAGCCACTTGATAACGCCGAGGGTTATTCTTTTTCATATCTTCAAACACTTTTAAATCGGCCGAGTCAAGCCACTCATTACATAAGTAATTAGTAGTGGTTGCAAATATGTCATCATCTTCGGCATCAAAGAAGCGTTTCTTCATCCAGTGGTGTTCATTCCAAGGGTTAAAAGTAAGAGTTATTTGTTTAAATAAGCCTTCAGGTGTTACGCCTCTTATAGACTCATCTAACATATTAAAGTCATCTTCGGAACTTATCTCATAAGCTTCCTCTATCCATAACCAACATAAACACCCCACATCTACAGTTATAGACGTGATTTTAAGCGGGTCGTCAAGACCTCTGAAATATATCTTCTGTCCGGTTGGTATATATGTAATTTCAAGAGGGTTAAGCTTGCAATCGAAAAGACTATCAACCCCAAAACGATGTATTGCCCATTTAAGCTCGGTGTAACAGCTATCCTTTAAAGTAGCGCCTACTCTACGAACAACAAGCAAGTTAGCTTGAGGATATTTCATTATTCTAAATATCCAATTTAAAGCTGTCGTCTTACTCTTCTTTGATGCTCTTGAGCCTTTACATACTCTGTATCTACCCTTAAAATTCCAAAACTCTTTATATCCTCTACCTACAACATCTTGAAGGGATATGCGTGACTCACTCATTCAAATCCTCCTCAATAATTACAGTAGATACACCGCTTACACTAACATTCTCGGTATACAAGCCATATCTCTTGCCAAGCAGTTCAGCGGCCTTGAGTTTTTCCTTTTCGTCAGGCTTCTTCTGTACAGCTCTCGCTTCGGAACAGCCGTCTCCTGTGCCTTCAACAACAATTATCTCGGCAGACGACTCGCCGCGTAATACAGCGGTCAGGTATTTCATAACCTCCTCGGCACTGGCAATCTTCTTCGAACTAAGTTCCTCGAGTTTTTCGTCAACGTACTGTCGAACACTAGCCTTTGCTAAGAGCTTATTTGCTAAAACGCCAGCCGATTTATTATTTTTTACATTAGGATATGCAGCCATATACGCACGAGTGCCGTTACAGTCGATAAGCCATTCATCTGCGAACTTCTTTTCTTTCGGTGTCATTTTGCTTTTTGTCATAGAGTCACCTGCCTTTCTCATAAAATGAAAAAAGACCGAGTATATGCTCAGTCTTTTTAACTAAATACATTATAACACAAGCTACACTTACACTTTAGTGGCCTCTTTAGCTTTTTGAGATATTGTCTTTAAGGCTTTGCCGTGTAATCTCAAAGTCCAGCGATAGGAATAGAATAGTGCCGCCGCAATTTCTTCCCAGCGCATTTCATTTATGTACCTTGCTTCTAAAACAGACTTTAAATCGTGATTATCAACCAAATCAATAGCCTCTTGTACTAAAAGTCTACCTTTCTTAATTTCATCAATCTCTTTTTGTATATCCTCCTCAATAGTCATAATGGATATAGTACAATTTTCAACCTTACTTGTCGGTGTTGAGCCGAAAGAAGGATTTTCCTTTATTGTTGCTGTGATTGAGTATTCCATATCTCTGTAATGCTGTATCTGAGCTTCTTTAAGCTTAATACGTTGATTATGATGCCTGCACTGGCTTAGAAATTTCTTTGGCTCTTCTGATAATTCCTTTAACTGTTCTACTGTCAATGTACTACCTCCTCAATTCTCGCTTTTAATGCTTCAAGCAAAGCATTTTGTCTTTTATCCTTTTCATTCAATACTTTATCAAGCACCCACATATCAGCGGTATTCTTCATAAGTAAATGGTGTATCAATACTGTTTCCTTCTGCCCTAAACGATGTACTCGTTTGTTTGCTTGCTGATATAGTTCTAAGCTACAAGGTAAACCGTACCAAATCACAATATGCCCGCCGAATTGTAGATTTAAGCCGTGTCCTGCACTTGCCGGGTGCGCCAATAGCAATGGTATGTTTCCTGCGTTCCAATCTTTAACTGCCGTGTCCTCCTTAACATCAACAGCCTCAGGGTGTCTCTCTATTATCCTATCACGCTCGTGCTTATATGAATAAAACAATAAGACAGGTTGTCCGTTTGCCTCTTCAAGTAATACATCTAAGGCATCAAGCTTCTCATTATGTAAGCACTTAACATTTCCGTTTTCGTCATAGGCTGCCCCGCCTGCTACTTGTAATAACTTATTTACCAATATAGCCGCCGTGCCTGCGTCAATATCTCCGTCCTCATAGGGTAAAATCATATCGTGCTCTAATTTTTTATACAAGTCCATAGTAGCCTTTGAAGTCTCAATCTCGTGTCTGACGTCAAGGCGCTCAGGAAGTTGTAAGTAATCTGCGGTTTTCATACTTATACATAATGACTCAAGCTTTTTATAGATTTCTTCTTCAGCTCCGTCTTTAGGCTTCCAAGAAAATATTGTTGTTGCATTTCTCTTGTCGGGTACAAACCATTTTTCTCTATAACTTGTCAAAGTTTTGCCGAGGGTTTCACCTGCATCAAGCAAATACATTTGCGGCCACAAATCAAGTAAACCGTTCGGCGCCGGTGTACCGGTAAGCCCTACAATTCTCTTTATATACGGTCGTACCTTTTTCAGGGCTTTAAACCTCTGAGCTTTGCTGGACTTAAAGCTTGATAACTCATCAATAACAACCATATCAAAAGGCCACTTCTTTTTATAGTGTTCAACAAGCCATTGAACATTTTCTCGATTGATAATATAAATTTCCGCATCCTTATCAAGTGCATTAAGACGACTCTCCTTATCGCCAAGCACCAAAGATGTTGTAATATGTTTCAGGTGGTCCCACTTTTCGACTTCAGTCGGCCAAGTTTCTATAGCCGGTTTAAGCGGGGCAATAACTAAAACCTTTCTCACCGAAAAATAATCATAAACTAAACGCTCTACAGCCGTAAGAGTTATTGCGGTCTTTCCCATACCCATATCCAGCAGTAAGCCAAGTTCCGATTGCTCTATTATTTTATCAATACAATATTGCTGATAATACTTAGCTACAAATTTCATTTTCAATTCTCGCTTTCAAATCTTCCATATTGTTAATACACCACACCTTACAGCCGAGGCCTTCTAAGACTCTTGCGATTTTCTTCTGCCTTTCACTCAATCCGTCTTTTCTGCCGGGCCTCTTTAATTCAATAAATATCACGTGTCCGCCGGGCAAAATACAAATCCTATCGGGTACGCCTGTCGCCCCCGGGCACACCCACTTAAAGGCTATTCCGCCTAATGACTTAATATATTTTCTCATTGATTGCTCTAATGTGCTTTCAAGCATAATTGCCTCCTTTTTTCAGGTGTCAGCAGTTTCAGCAGGAAAAACCTATAAACTTTTAAAATTGAGATTAGAGAATAAAAATAAAGCATTTATGTTGTATTTAATTCTCTATTCTTACTTTTTAAAGTTTATATATAAAAAACTGCTGAAACTGCTGACAATTCTTCCTAAGCCTTACAAACAAAGGCTCGGAGCCGTCAGCAGGAGTGTCAGCAGGTCAACATTAACTGCTGATTCTGCTGACGCCCAAATCAGCAGTTACAGCAGTTAAAAATGAGCTGCTGTTCGTTCTGCTGACAAATCTGCTGACAGTCATATTGCTAAGAAAAATTCTCTCGGACAAAGGCTCGTTGCTTACCGTAAATTCCGCAATTAACAGAACTGTAATTCTTCCAACCGGGCATTTGCCTAAGTATATTATTTATCTCTCTTGCTTGCATAGGTGTAAAATTCTTTGGGTCTCCTCTAAAAAGTTCCTGCCATATTTCTATAGCACATACACGTGTTCTTACTTCTGTACCTTCTTCCTGTTCTCCGAAGCCTCCGCTTAAAAACAACAACCTTTTATCAAGTTCCATACTGTCCCAGTTTTTAGGTAAAAGTGTATTTAAGAAATTTTCTATAAGACCGAATTTACCGTTCATTTCCGTATGGTCTTCTTGAACCTTGCGTGCCATAGCTTCAACCTTTTCGCTAAGGTACCATATTTCACCGGCCTTATATCTTATAACAGCCTCAGCCCAAATCTGGTCCACTATGTCATCTGTCAACAACTCGCCGAGTTGTTTGCCTTTAGCTGAAACAACCACAGGCCAGAAACGTCTACCGCCTGTGGGGTCTCTTAAAAATTCGGCATCATTGGTTGTGCCGAAAAAAGCACACTGTCTGGGATGCTCTTGAGTTCTGCGGGCATACGCAGCTCGGAAGCTGTCTGTCTGTTTAGATGTGAACTGCTTAATCTGTTCAAGCTCAGCTTTACGCGTTGCGGCCATTTCACCCATCTCAATTATCCAGTGCCCTTGTAACTGCTCGTATGCGTCTTTACCTGTTACGGTGTAAAGAGAGTCGGAAAACCAAGACTTGCCAAGCTTAGCAAGGGTAGTTGATTTTCTACAACCCTGAGGACCGACTAATACAAGTATGTGGTCGTGCTTACAGCCGGGTGAATAAATTCTTGCGACAGCACCGATTAACGACTTACGGGTAACTTCTCTTGTATACTCGTTATCTTCTGCGCCAAGGTAATCTATAAATACAGTATCAATTCTATTTAGCCCGTCCCACTCAAGGCTGTCAAGGTATTCTCTGACAGGATGCCTCTTGCAAGATAGCATAGCCAATTCAACGGCATCTCTTACTTTCACATTACTTACTATTTTATAAGCCTGCTCTAAGTGTCTTCTTAAGCCTGAGTCATCTGAGTCACACCAGCAGTCACTTGTACGCGTAGCAAGTTTTTCCCAAGGCAAATCGCCGCAAACAATAGGTCTTTCTTTAAAAGCGTCATAATAATATTTACCCTTTAACTTAGGGTCGTTTATCATAACTAAATACGCATTATCAATAGTCGCAGCAAAGTCACCTTTTGAGTTTATAGTCATTTTATTGAGCCATTCGGCATCATCTTCATCCCATTGCTTTGACAGCTCTCGAAGCTTAGTAAGTGCTAAATCCTTTCTTACAGCCTCATCGTTAATTGCTATTTCCGACATAGCCCTATAAGAAGGCATACGATTGACCGGTGCATCTGGAGTTACCTCCGTATCTCTGTCGCCGAATGTGTGTAAACGAACTAAATCAAAAGCATTGCAAAGCTTGCCACCTATAGGGTCAGTGCCGTGGTGAGAATAGGCGAATTTACCATTTTCATATATAACAAGACCACCAACGGTTGAACCGCCTGTATATGTGTATCTATCTTCACCGCACTTAACATAAACCTCAGGCAAAAAAGTTTCTATCGCATCTTCAATAGAATACACACGACAGAAGGACCCCACAATACCGTGTTTCTCGGTCGGGTCCTCCTGCTTTTTCGACAACCTCTGCATTATATCTTGTTTTCTGCTTGAGACCGGCCACTCTGAAGGGTCTCGCCAATCGTGATAGCGACTAAGCTGTTCATCAGCATCAAGCCACGGACCGTCAGACACTTCATAACAATACTCCGCATCAAGTGAAGCACTCGGCCAATACATAAGTCTGTGCGGTTCGTAAGTAGTATCGTCACACATATCTATGCCTATATCACTTGCCACACGCCTTGCAATCGCAGTATATTCATCCGGTGTCACAGGTCTTGACAAAGGAATTACGAGTCTTAATCTCGGTGCTCTTTGCGTATGTGAATGTGTGCTATATAAGACAGCTGCACAACCGAGAACCAGCTCTACCGTTTCCCAAGGGTTATCTTTAGTTGTTACATAATCTAAATCAAGTGTCAGCAAACGCCTCTGTAATATAGCTTCAGCCTTGCGGCGGCCGCCTTTTAAACAGCCGCCCACAAAACCTCCGACATCTTTTATATCGTCTCTTTTAGTCTTAGCAAGAGATTTATACTCTGCTTGCGTTTCCGGTGTTCTTGTGACAATCTGCAGCCTATCAACAAGAGCACTCCATAATATATCTTCATTTTTCCAATTAACTGATTTTCTTGAGCTACCCGTTGCAATGTTAATCAGTCCGTCATATTTTAATGCTGTCACTGTACGACAACCTTAGTTATGCCCGCATTTCTAATCATACGGTCACACATATTACAAGGTGCCACTGCAATAGTGTCATCAGTACAAGCAAGGTAAAGGGTAGCTCCTTGCATCTCTTTTCTTGAAGCACTTATAATAGCATTTTGTTCAGCGTGAACCGCTATACAAGTGCCGTACTTATCTCCGTGTAATATAGCAGCCGATGAGTCTACCGGCTTTTCGTGGGTATCTCTCCAGCATACACCTACGGCGCTGCATTCGGTCTCACCTCTCGGCGCACCGTTATATCCGGTGGCAATAATCTCATCATTATTGACAATAACGGCACCGTACTTTTTATGTAAACACGTTGACCTCTGAGCTACAGCTCTTGCAATATCTAAATAATAACTATCTTTATCGAGTCTCATATAATCACCTCCCAGAAGAACCGAAAGCCGTATTATCGCGGTTATCTCCTGTAATTTTCACAAACTCGGCAATTACTATAGGCGTTATAACAAGCTGACCAATTCTGTCACCTCTCATAACATAATAATCTCTTTTACTTACGTTAGATACGATTGCGTGAATTTCTCCTGTATAGCCTGAGTCTATAGGAGGAAGCTCGCAAACAATTCCTTTAGAGCTTAAGCCGGAACGAGGAAATATAAAACCCGCATACCCGTCAGGCAATTCTAAGCCAAAACCCAACGGTATTTTTATAGTTTCACCGGGCTGTATATTGTAGTTTGTTGTCGCAAACACATCAGCCCCAGCGTCATTGTAGTGAGCACGAAACGGAAGTTTGTCTTCTGTAATGCCATAGTCGATTATTTTTATTTTCATACCTTATACCTCCTCATTGGTAAGCAACGGAAAATCTTCTTTTAATATATCCGTCGGTGTTATATTCATCTTAATAGGATGCTTACAGCCCATTTTGCTTTCCTTACAATAGCCATTCATACAGAACGGTCCTGCATCTGTAAACAACGCCGGGCTTATAGCATAAAGCTGTTCCCATATTCTTAACATTATGTACCTTGTCTCATCGGTGTTTCTTCGGCACACTCTTTGATGTATCATATACTTCCACTGAAACGGTGTAGCACTTATAATAAGCGTATTTCTCATTCCTTGCGGTGCTAAATAGCCGGCAGTATCATTATTACAAAGCTCAGCTATGCGCGCATACTCTTTCATAGAAAACATATTTGCAAGCACATAAAGTTCCTCTACTTCTTCGCCAGCTTCAATCATTTTATAAGGTGTCACAAAATCAAAGTTGCCTGAATAATCACTGTATTGCAAGCTTGCAGACATAAACTTAACTTCATTTTGGTGTCTTGTTATCTGTGCTAAAAATCTCCTCGATGCACCTGTGATAACTACATTGATAACACCGAACTTCTGAATTGTCGGGTGCGGTAAGGTTGCAAGAGCCTTAACCGTATCTTCAGTATAGTCTTTTTCATATAAATCCATAAAGTCATCAAGATTTTTAACCGTATGCCCTCTTTGTGTTAACCTTGCAGCACACACAAGCATTTTTTCAGCATTTGAGATTTCATCCGGGTTAAGCACTTTCGTTTTTATTTCTCTCATTAAGCAGTTCCTCCTCAACGATAGCTCTCAGTAAAATTAAATAGCACATACTATCCGTTATTTTTTCATTCCAAAGGCCAATATTGTAAGTTTGCCCGTCTGTACACATATCTGAAACGGAAACAAGATGCTTTGAGAGCATACCGAATAATGCAGCTTTCGGCGTTGTATTCATAAGGACAGCAGCTTTCTTAAAAGCTCTTAATCTATCTGTTAACGCATCTATATCCAATGCAAGCTGACCACTGGGCTGTACAAGTAAATCATCTTCGTCAAATACATCCGCGTACTCAATTCCTTTCTTAACCAATGTACTTTGACATCTCTCAAGCTGAGTATTAACCACAGCGTTAAAATCTTTCATATTCATAAAATATCAATCCTTTCGATAATATTCACATTCATAAGCGTCTGCTCTTAACGGTAATTCCTTAGCCCAACTAATAGTCTCAGACATTATTGAGCCAAGTTCCTCAGCAGAACTTGAACCAATAGGTACTTCACATATAACTTCATCGTGTACGTGGAAAACCACAGGAAAACCGGCTTTTTCAAGTCTATCTATTGCTACTGCAAGACAATCTCTTGCGGTAGCTTGCACAATATTCTCAACAAGTTTAGGACCGTATGACTCTATACGTCCCCAAGCTCCAGAGGTTTGAAGTGTGCCTTCATAAGTAATATTGTCATCAATAACCGCAGGTCTCACATAGCTTAGCTCGCGGCCGTTTGGTAATACAAACTTAAGTAAAGGACCTTTTTTATAAAAGCCCATACCGTGAGGAAGTCTCGTAGGCTCTTGCGTTTGTATAGTTCTTCTTGCAGCTGCATCTGTGTCCCACCATAATTTTGTAATGGCTTTATTCGCTGCACGCCAACTATTTACTAACGGTTTAAGCTCAGATTCCTCAATCCCCATATCAAGTGCACCCATTGACTTTAATGCGCCCACACTTCCACCATAGCCAAGAGCCAGCTCAGCAATTTTACCTTTTTGTCGCATAGGATTTCCCTTTTTCACACTACCGGGCGGAAGGCGAAACATTTGTTCTGCCGAAGACTCGTATATCTTACCGTGTGTATTAAACACTTCCATACGCCACTCTTCATTAGCCAGCCAAGCAAGAACTCTCGCCTCGATAGCTGAAAAGTCGGCGACAATAAATCGGCAACCCTCTTTGGGAATAAAAGCTGTACGTATCAGTTGCGACAAAGTTCCCGAAACATCATCAAAACACATTTCAAGAGTATCAAAGTCACCTGTGCGTACAAGCTGTCTTGCAATATCAAGGTCTTTGTCCGGCATCTTATTTTGAGGTAAATTCTGCATCTGTACCAATCTACCTGCCCAGCGTCCGGTCCTGCTTGCCCCATAGAATTGAGTCAATCCTCTAATTCTGTCATCGTTTCCGACTGTACGCAGCATAGCATTATATTTTTCTGTAGACGTTTTGGAGAGACCGGCTCTAATATCAAGTATCTTGTCTACAATATCCATTGAAGCCTCATCTCGAACATTTTGAATATTCTTTTTATTAAGACTTTCAACTTCAATACCTGCCTTATTTTCTATCCGGCTTTTAATCTGTGCTGTACTTTTAGGGTTTTCAAGGCCGGTGATTTCCTTAGCCTCTTCAAGCAATCTATTCTTAATAACTTTATCAATCTCAACAGCTTGCTCGGCAAATATGCGGTCAATCCTAACGCCTCTGTCATTTATATGCTGGTCGTGTACCCACAACTCCTGCTCGCTCTCATACATATTAAACCTTGATAATTTTTTTCTGATAGCTCTTTCGGCTATAACATCTTGACGGTTGTATTCAATGTATAGGTTCCAGCGTTCTCTATCGTGTTCGGGTAAATTGCGAATACGTTGTCCGTTAACCTTTGTAGGCTTACAGGGGATTGAAAAATATCTTATCAAAGCCTTACCGGTCTTTGACTTCAGTTTATCTTCGGGCAGACCTAAAACCGCGCCAACAGCCTCAAGAGAACTCGGAAGTCCAAGTTCTCTTGACATAACTGCGGTACAACTCCACTGCTCGGGTGGTGTTTGCTTGCCAAAATATGCCGACAAACAAGTACGCTCAAAAGCAGCATTAAAAGCGGTTTTTAAAATCATTGGGTCATAAATAGCGTCTTCTACATCTCTCGGGAAGGGTTGACTTGTCAAGTCAATTACCGTAACCGGGTCATCATCAAAGGCATAGCCAAAAAGTAAAATTTCAAAATCAGGGCTTTCAGCATAGGCATATACACCGCATTTTTGCAAAGATATGGAACTAAAAGTCTCTATATCAATAGCAAGAGTTCTCATAGCCGTAGCCTCCTTAGTCATTAGAAGTCAAGTAAATCGTCTTCCTCATCATCTTCCCAGTCATCGTCCCAGTCTGCATCCGTAACAACGCCACCGCTCAATGGCTCGCCGTCAGATAACTTCATAACACCATTAAGACCAGCCGTAAGTCCCTTATTACCGTTAGTGTCATACACATAAAAGTTAAGAATTGCACGTCCGTAGCAGCCTGAGTATAATTCCTGAGCATCTGTAATAGGTGTCTTATCCTTATACACAAGCACTGGTCTATTCTTTGTGCTTACAGTCATAACATAGCAGCCTTTACACTCAGGGCCGAACTCACCGCCGTTAGGTCTTTCTCCGTCGCCGTCGTGAAGGGTATGCTTAAGGTCGGTCGGAAGCTTCTTGCCTGCATACTTCTGAAGGTACGCATTTTTAGCTTCTTCCATTGCACCCTTTATCTTCTGAAGTGTATTCGTATCTGTCTTAGGAATAAGCAGTGTAACACTGTATGTCAACTTGCCGTCCTGCTCCTTTGGTTCAAATAAGCTGCAATAGCTCAAACGTACTCTACCTGTTGTAATCTGTGTCTTCATAATGTTTAATCTCCTTTTTATTTATTATTTTTAGTGTTGTTTGTTAAAAATGACTTTGTTAAATCAAAAGCCTGCTCCGCAGAAAAACCCGTTTCACGAAGAATGACGTATGTATAAAAGAGTCCTGATGAAACTTTACGCATATTAGCGCAATCCTCTTCGCCGATAACTTCAGCAGCTTTTTCAGCAAGTGAAGCTGTATTTTGAGCCGTGTCCTTTTCATCGGGCACTTTAGACTCCGCTTCAGCTTTCTTCTGTGTTTCCTGTTCTCTTTTCAAATCAAAGAGAACATCTGTTAATATCTGGTCCAAAAATTCATTAAAATTTGCCATTTCAATTTCTCCTTTTCTGTGTTATAATATAATTGCTTTATTTTTTAAGGGTCTTACCCTTTAAGCTCTCAGTTGCCGCTGAGGGCTTTTTCTTTTGCTCATAGTGATTTATAAGACCTTTATATTTAAGCGTCAGTCCTATACAGTATGTACCGTATAAAGTCCAAAGCAAAATATAAGCAGATATTCTGTACTCTAAGCTATATGGCAGCATAGATATTATGAACATCAATATGTAAACCTTGTACTTATTCAGCAGATTAAGCATTTATATCACCTCCTTATTCATCAAAAGCCTTAAGTATGATTTCATCCAACTTTAATGCCGGTCTTTTATCTGACTCGGGTGCAAGAGTCGGTGAGCCTTCAGGCTTAATAATCAATTTACCTAAGATTTCAGCAACTTTTTTCTTGCCAAAATCTTTTTCCATTTGAGTCAATGGTATCAGCGTTTTTTCATATAAAAGCGTTTCGTCATAGCCGGCTTTTTTCATAGCTGCAACAACCTTAAGCTCGTCAACAAGTTTTCTATTACTACGGTCGGCAACAATCTTCCAGCCGGTTACAGGTGTACCTTCAAGAAGTGTAGACTGTACAAGGTCTTCAAGGTCCTTAAGCCACTTTTTAATATCCGCAGCTTTTTCTAAAACCTCACCTGCTTGCTCTGGCGTAATAAGCAATGTATCTTCTGCATCATCAAAAAGTGCAAGATTGTGTTCATAACGGGCTTTACATTTAGCCTTAGCTCTACAAAACTTACACGCCTCTTCGGATGGAGCAAATTCGCCTTCACCTTTAAAAGCTTGTTTAGCCTTTGGCTTGACTTCATTTTCTGCCCAGTCAAGGAGTTCCTCAACAGTAATTTCATCTGTACTCTGCACACCAGAAAGACGAGGTTGAAATATAGTCATTTTGACATTTTTAATGTCATAGAGTGCGCCGTAATACTCGATAGCACCTAAGGCATATAATCGCATCTGCGGATTATTATTGGCATCTACACGGTGTCCCTTGCCGTATTTCAAATCAATAATTTCAAGACAACCATCTGAAATAATAACCCCGTCACTTGTGCCAAAACCTTCAGGCACATATTTTGAAAAATCAACTTTAACCTCAAGTTCTGCAAAAGCATCGTCGCAAGTCTTGCGTGCCTCTTTCAGCTTATCTGAAATAAGTTTTGCATAGTCATTGGCGTATTCTTGCATCTCACCGTTATAGAATTTCTTACCTTCTTTACTTTTAGCAAGGTCATCACGTTGATTTTCAAAATCCATTTCAGAAATTTCATTAAGCCAGTATCTTGTAGTAAGCTCGGCAAGAGAATGTGCAAGCGTACCTTCTAAAGCATACTCAGAAGTAACATTCGGAAACTTCAATTCAAGACGTGCACTTGGTGTGCACCTAAGCCACCTTGCTGCACCGCTTGCAGATAATAATGCGTGATTAGACATTAACGGCCACCAGCTCTCTCATTAAGGCTTCATAGTCACCTTCTGCAATACCTTTGAGATTTGTTGCACCGAATTTACCGAAAATTTCTCTTAAAGCATCCGACTTACCAGCCTTGGAAATTTTTAATGCGACAGCTCTTACATCTGTTTTTGTTACAGCTGCTTTCTTTTCTGTAGGCTCTGGCTCTGTGTTTTCGACAGTAGATTCAGTCTTTTCTTCAGATATTTCTGATTCTGCAATTTCAGTAGCAGGCTCGACTACAGACTCGACTTTAGTCTGCTTCTTTGTAGACTTCTTTGCAGTCTTAGTCAAGGCCTTGACTTCTTCACAAAAAACTTTAAGCTTATCAAGGTTATCTTCCGTTAAATCAAGTGTTAATGTGATTTGCATAGTTTTCATCCTCCTTAGATTTTTTCCAATTTTCAAAACGCTGCTGATTTTCTGCTATGCTGTAAAAATCATTTGCAGCATTCAATAACAGCTTAAGCGAGTGTCTTTCAATTTCCGTGTTAAGCTGCGCTTGATTAGTTTCCGTAATGTTTAATTAAGTAACCGATTTCGCTACCGATGACTCAAAAAAAATAGACATTGCTTCATCACTTGACAGACCGTATCTATCAATAATAAATGCCATTTCACTTTGAGTAAATGCTGCGTCATCGCGCTCGTTAATCTTAGCGTTAAGTCTTGAAAGACTAAGACCCATAGCAGTAGCCAAAGTTGATTGAGTATCTTTATTCTTGACCATAACGCTCGCCAACAAATTCTTATTCATTACTCATTCTCCTTTCTATAAACAAAACAGCTTATAAAGTAACTAAGTTTCTGTTTACGATATTTATATTAACGCAAAACTTTCCATTTGTAAATAGTTTTTTTAAAAAAATTTCAAAAAACTGTTTATTTTTTTCGCAATATGCGATATAATCAGTATATGAACTAAATTTTAAGCACTTAGGAGGTACTTAATTATGAACAATACCGATACAGGTTATAGAATAAGGGAACGCCGTAGGGCTTTAGATATGACACAAGAAGAGCTTGGCAAAAAGATTGGTGTGTCAAAAGCTACTATAAATAAATATGAAACCGGCGTTACCCCAAACTTACGCAGACCAACCATTGAAAAGTTAGCCGACGCCTTATGCACCTCACCAGAGTATTTAATGGGGTGGACTACTAATGCAGTGCGCGTACATACCAATAACGGTATCATAGGACAAAACTCAGGTGCCTTAGTTATTAACAACCACGAAAGAGAGTTATCAAAAGAGGAATTAGAACTTTTACGTATATATAATAAGTTAGATGTAAAAGGTCGTTTATCCCTACTTACAACAGCTATGCAATTAGAGGAACAGCTTTAAAGAGGTCTAACTATGAGAACAGCTCTATATGCAAGATATAGCGCAGGTCCTCGTCAGACGGACCAAAGTATTGAAGGTCAAATCAGAGTTTGTTCCGACTACTGCAAGCAGCACGGTCTTACAATAACCGAGATATATGCCGACAGGCATATATCAGGTAAGACTGATGACCGCCCTGAATTTCAGCGACTTATTGCTGACAGCAAGAAAAAGAAATTTGAGGCTGTAGTCGTCTATAAAACAGATAGATTTGCCCGTAACAAATACGACAGTGCTATTTATAAAAGACAACTTAAAATAAACGGTATTAAAATCTTTTATGCTGCCGAAGCAATTCCCGACGGACCAGAAGGCATTATCCTTGAGTCTTTAATGGAGGGCTTAGCCGAATATTATTCAGCTGAACTCGCACAAAAAATCAAAAGGGGGTTGCACGAAAGCGCATTAAAGTGTAAAATAATAGGGAATACTATTCCTTTAGGCTACCGTGCTTCAAAGGAAAATACCTTTGAGATTGACCCCGAGGGTGCCAAAGCCATTCAATCGATTTTTGAAATGTATATTGCAGGTAAGACAAACGCTGCAATTTGTAGCCGACTTAATAGCTTAGGCATTAAAACCAGCAGAGGCAATCAATTTAATAAAAACAGTATCAATCGTATTATATCAAACGAAAAATACATAGGTGTTTATGAGTCAGCTGGTGTCCGCATTGAAGATGGCATTCCTCCCATTATTTCTAAAGAGACCTTTTATCTGGCTCAAAGAGAAAGGGAGAAGAAACGCGTGGGTAAATCAAAACGTCAGCCTCGTGCTGAATATTTATTGGCCGGCAAATTATTTTGCGGTCACTGTAAGAAGCCTATGACAGGTGTAAGCGGTACTGGAAAATCAGGCAAGAAGTTCCACTACTACTATTGTCAAACAGTCAGAAATAAAGGGAATTGTGATAAATCACACGTAAAAGTCGAATACATTGAAGACCTTATTGTTAAGAAGACAGTTGAACATTTGATGCAGCCAGAACTTTTAAAAGAGATAGCCCATAGAATATGGTTGCTTCAATCTGAAAACGATACTCGCGAAGACGATATTGCTTATTTCAAGAAAAAGCTTCAAGAGAATAAAAAAGCAATAGACAACATCGTTAAGGCCGTTGAAAAAGGTCTTGGTACCGATACTTTACTTGAACGACTGCAAACTTTAGAGTCTGAGAAAACCGCCATTGAAGGTGAACTTGCTTATTATAAAGCAACCGACTTCGGATTGTCAGAAGAACAACTCTGCTTCTTCTTAGAGTCATTTCTCAAGCCTGATGACAACTACGAAGAATACAAACGCAGAATAATAGACTGCTTTGTAAATAAGGTATTCCTTTACAATGACAGATTAACTATATACTATAATATTAAGAATGCAAATGAGCTTGACTTTAATGAGGTAAACATTGAGGGCGTTGAGGGGTTCGACGAGAGCCCCGTCATCTCCAGTCTATGTACCTTTAGTCGAACACCTTTGGAGTTCGACGAGGGATACAACAAATCCACTATTTCAATCCTCACTTAAAAAGTTGAGGAAGTTCAATATCAGATGTGGTTGAGAAGATGAGGTAAGATGCATCACCTCCACTTCACCAGTTCTCACTGAAAATGTTAAAGAGCCAGTACCGATTGTGGTATTGGCTCTTTTAACTATAGATCTATGATTTCTTCTTTTTCTGCACACACTATTTCACTAATTTTATTTATATCATCCTCAGACAAATCAAACCATTCACATCTCCCAGCCCTTAACCTTTTGCTTGCAAACATATCATGCAATATTTTTCAACATTCTTGCAATCCTTTACTTTTTCTAAAATAATATATTCTGGTTCTTCTGGGAGTCTTGCATATTCACCAAATCTAGATTTTGCATTTTGAGTCATGCCAATTTTATAATACCCACAATTTTTCATAACATACACAAACCCACTTTTATTAATATCCACTTTCGGATGGACGTTTTTTTGTTTTTCCTCTAATTCTTTTAACCGTTCAATAAACCGTTCTTCCTCTTGCTTAACGAGTTTCTCTAAAATTTCATCATAATTTTCTAATACTCTATCTATTTTATTTCTAAGGTTAATCAATGCCTTTCTCGTCAAATATGCAGAATCTCCATTTGCATAGCATACACCGTCAAAAATTGAAAAATCATAGCAAACATCAGATTCATTAACAAAGTATTTAAAATTAGCATATATCCAATAGTCTAATTCATAATCACATTTATCCGGAAAACACTTTCTGATTGTATCGATATTCACAATACTCTCATAATGTTCAATTAATTCCTTTTCTTTCACAATTTTATCCCTTTTATTAAAATTTAACTTCTATCTTTACCAGTCTGTTCCCTGTGACATATAATTTTCTTTCTGGCGGACACTAAAAGTAATAATTAAAATACAAATGTTTTTTGTGTTATCAATCATCATGTATGTTATTTAAACTATCCCAAATAGAGTTCGTTTTACACTTTTCTTAAATTTGTTTGGGCGATAAATTATTATTAAGACCACTATCCATATAAATGTGCAATGAATCAGCAACTATTTTCTTTAATTTATAATAAACATTATCTGTGTAACGATTCTTAAAATTGTAAGCAATAAAGTAGTTGATTGATTATAATACTACTAAGTTGGTGATTTCTGATTTTCAAAAATCACCACCGTTCTCACTTCTTCTTCGGCTTCCAAGTATATCCACAATTAGCACAGCGGTTAACGGTCTTGCTTGCGCCGATTAAGCCCCAGAATCCATCTACACCCCTTGCAGTTGTTGCTATAGAGGTAGAGCCGCATTTAGGACAACATACGGACTTGGGTTTGGTTGGTTGGGTTGGAGTTTCTTTTCGTGGATACAAGGATTCCCCCTGATAGGGTTTACTATGTATTTCTCTCCAATACCGCTCCCCGTACTTCATAGTAAGATATTTATATACTACATTATATGGATAATCTTTAACCCTGTGTTTTCTTTTGAAATCACTCATCGTTTCTAATTCTTTTCTAGTTTTTTTATATAGCATATCGGATATAATGTCTTCAGAACCACATATATCACACTTTATGTCTGAATCAAATAATTCTTTAAAACAATTAGCACAAATTTGCAT